TCATGGGAGATTAATTAATCTCCCACGAACAAAGAAATAAATTTATTACAAATCTATCTTTAGATCTGAAGGGAAATACTCTTGTTCTTTTTTCACGAGTGGAAGCACATGGAGCAATCCTCTATGAAATGATAAATAAGAATAACCGTGAAGATCGTAAAGTATTTTTTGTTCATGGTGGGGTGGATGCTGAAGAACGAGAACTTGTAAGAGAAATTACTGAAAGAGAAAACAACGCAATTATTGTTGCTTCTTATGGAACTTTTTCTACAGGTATTAATATTAAGAGTCTCCATAATGTTATCTTTGCTTCACCCAGTAAATCGAGAGTTAGAAATCTACAATCAATTGGAAGAGTACTTAGAAAGGGAAAAAATAAAACTAAAGCAGTTCTCTACGACATCTCTGATGATTGTACAATTCAATCAAGAAAAAACTATACTCTAAATCATTTCATAGAAAGAATTAAAATTTATAATGAAGAGCAATTCAATTATGAAATAATCACTATTCAATTAAAGAGCAAATGATAGAAGATGATTTTTACTGTACACTCAAGTTAAAAACTGGAGAGGAAATCTTCGCAAAGGTAGCAGCTACTGAAGAAGAAGATAGAACTCTCTTGTTAGTATCCAATCCAATTATCGTTGCTGAGATAAAAGGAAGAACTGGTGTAATGGGTTACAAAATAGAACCCTGGTTAAAAACAACAACAGAAGATATGTTCATTATTAATCTAGATGATGTTCTCACAATGACTGAATCATCTGATATTGAAATGATTTCTATGTATCAAACTTATTGCAGAGAAAGTGATAAGACAAAAAGAAATCAAGCAAAGATATCTCGTAAAATGGGATATCTTGCTAATGTTAATGATGCTAAAGAGATCTTAGAGAAGCTCTTTAAAGATAGCTAATACCTGATCTTTAAACCCAACAAAGGTATTCTACACAGTATTTGATACCTTGTCAACTATTTCGATAAGTGCTATAATTCATACATATTATGAGATAACCTAATGATAACCACAGCAGTTATGACCAAGAGAAAAAGGTCAGAGCATTATGTAAACAACAAAGAGTTTCTTGCAGCACTGATCAAATACCGTGAAGATGTTGAGATTGCCAAGATCAAAGGCAATCCAAAACCACAAATCCCCCGGTATATTGGTGAGTGTTTCTTGAAGATTGCAAATCATTTATCATTTAAACCGAATTTTGTCAACTACATGTTCAAAGATGATATGATTTGTGATGGTATTGAGAATTGTGTTCAGTACATTCACAACTTTAATCCAGAAAAATCTCAGAATCCATTTGCTTACTTCACTCAGATTATTCACTATGCATTTCTGAGACGCATTCAGAAAGAGAAGAAGCAACTGGAGATTAAGAACAAGATTCTAGAAAGAACCGGATTTGATCAGGTCTTTGACAGTGGGAGTGTTGACGGATCAGACTACTCCGACTATAATTCTATCAAGGATGCAGTTCACTCCAAACTTCGTTATTGATGAAAGTAGCAATTATTACAGACCAACACTTTGGGGCAAGAAAGAATTCCAAACTCTTTCATGATTATTTTCTAAAATTCTATAACGACGTATTTTTCCCAACACTCGAAGAGCATGGGATTACTACCGTTGTAGATATGGGAGATACTTTTGATAGTCGTAAAGGAATTGATTTCTCTGCACTATCTTGGGCTAAAAATAATTACTACGATCGTCTAAATGAAATGGGAGTAAAGGTCCATACAATTGTAGGAAACCATACTGCTTATTATAAAAACACAAATCAGGTAAATGCGGTTGATCTACTTCTGCGTGAATATGATAATGTGACTGTATATTCGGAACCAACTGAAGTAATGTTGGGTCAGCTTCCGACTCTTTTTATTCCGTGGATCAATCAAGAAAATGAGGAAAGCACTCTCAAACTTATTCAAAAGACATCTTGCCCGTGCGCGATGGGGCACCTTGAACTCCAAGGATTTAGAGTTAATAAACAAATCGTCATGGAGCATGGTTTGGAGAGCAAACTATTTGGCAAGTTCACCAGGGTCTACTCGGGACACTATCACACTAGATCAAATGATGGAACAGTCTTCTATCTAGGAAATCCTTATGAAATTTATTGGACTGATGTAGGTGACACTCGTGGTTTTACTATCTTTGATACTGAAACACTAGAACATACCCCAGTCAATAATCCTTATAGAATCTTTTATAATATTTACTATGAGGATCATGATTATCAAACTTTTGATACTCGTGAATATCAAAACAAGATTGTTCGAGTGATCGTTCGTAAGAAAACAGATACCAAAAAGTTTGAAAAGTTTATCGATAAACTTTATAGTTCTAATGTTGCAGAACTCAAAGTCGTAGAGAACTTCCAAATTCAAGAGAATGAAGAGTTTGAAGCATTTGAATCAGAAGATACACTTTCTATCTTGAATAGATATGTAGAGGAAGCAGAGATTGGACTAGATAAATCTATAGTTCAAAAACTCATTTCCGAAGTATATCAAGAGGCTTGCGAATTAGTGTAGATGTTTATCCTAACAATCAGTGGCAGAGAAGATGAAGGTGCTTATTCAGTAGTCAACGAAGATGGAGACCAAGTTCTTTATCTTTTTGAGGAAGAAGATGATGCTGCTCGGTTTGCTATGATGTTGGAAGAGGATGATTATCCTGAAATGCACGTAATGGAAATTGATGATGATCTACTTGTAAATGTTTGCGAAATGCAAGGACATGAGTATGTTATCATTACACCTAATGACATTGTGATTCCCCCCAAAGAAAATGATATTGTTTGAAAAAATCCGTTGGAAAAACTTTCTTTCTACTGGAAACCAATTCACTGAAGTTGAACTGAATAAGAACTCAACCACCTTGATTGTCGGGAACAATGGAGCAGGTAAGAGTACAATTCTAGATGCTCTCTGTTTTGTATTGTTTGGTAAGGCTTTTCGCAAGATCAATAAACCTCAACTCATCAATACTACAAATGAAAAAGATTGTCTTGTTGAGATTGAACTGAAGATTGGTTCTACTGACTGGATTATTCGTCGTGGAATCAAACCAAACATCTTCGAGATTTATCGCAACGGATCTGTTCTGGATCAAAGTTCATCGGCAGTTGATCAGCAAAAGTATCTTGAGCAATCCATCCTCAAGATGAACTATAAGTCATTTACTCAGATTGTAATTCTGGGTAGCAGCAACTTTGTACCATTCATGCAACTTTCTGCTGCTAGTCGTAGGGAGGTAATTGAAGATCTTTTGGATATTAAGATTTTCTCTTCTATGAATGTGATCATCAAAGAAAAGATTCGTTCTTTGAAAGAAGAGATCCGTACTCTTGAACTAAAGAAAGAGTCGGTAAAAGATAAAGTTGAGATGCAAAAAAACTTTATTGGGGAATTGGAGAACCTTAGTAATGCCAATGTAAATGCCAATAAAGAAAAGATTACCGATTGCGAAAAGGAAATTGGTGATTATATGATGGAAAATGAGACTATTGAGGAACCTCTTCGGGCACTTATTCGAGAACAGGATAAGATTACTGGATATGCGGAGAAACTTAAAAAACTCGGACAACTAAAAGGTAAGATCTCTCAGAAAGTATCTACGATTACCAAAGAACATAAGTTCTTCGAAGAAAATACGGTTTGTCCTACCTGTACACAATCTATTGAGGAAGAGTTTCGGTTAAATAGAATTAAGAGTGCTCAAGATAACGCAAAAGAGTTGCAATCTGGTTATAAAGAACTAGAGGAGGCAATTAAAAAGGAAGAAGAACGAGAGCACAAATTCAATACTCTATCTAAAGAGATTTCGAAATTAACGAATGGCATTTCTCAAAATAATATTAGGATTAACGGATTACGGAGACAAATCCGAAATCTTGAAAAGGAAATTCAAGTTCTTACCGAGAACCTTGCAAACCGAAATTCTGAACATGAAAAGCTAGAACAATTCAAGAATGATCTAAAATCAGTATATGATGATCTGTCTGGGAAGAAGGATCTAATTCAGTATCATGACTTTTCATATTCTCTATTGAAAGATAGTGGTGTAAAATCCAAAATAATCAAAAAGTATCTGCCACTGATTAATCAACAAGTTAATCGGTATCTGCAAATGTTGGATTTCTACATCAATTTTACTTTAGATGAAGAGTTTAACGAAACTGTTCAGTCTCCTATTCATGAAGACTTTTCTTATTCTTCTTTCAGTGAAGGTGAAAAACAAAGAATTGACTTGGCACTTCTATTCACTTGGAGAGAAGTTGCCAAGTTTAAAAACTCAACCAATACAAACCTTTTGATTCTTGATGAGGTGTTTGATTCTTCTCTTGATGGATTTGGAACTGAAGATTTTCTAAAGATCATCCGTTATGTAATTAAAGATACTAATATTTTTATCATTTCTCAC